CACCATCAAAATAAAAATGATTTAAATTTACAATGGATAATTGATTCTCAATAACTTTATACATCTGCGGTAGTTTATCAAAAGGTATCCAAGAAATCGTTGTCACTCGTTTCTTGGTATCGTATTGACCTTTTTCTCCACCACCAACCTTTGCTTCTTCAGGTTTACATCTGTGACCCATATCAATAATCATTTTACATTGTTCTGGGGTAAACATGGGATTTGTAGTTGTGGCAACGTATGATTGCCATGTTGGCATTCTTGGTATCATTCGTTTTGTCCTCCTGCAGTTCTTGAAGACACAGGATTATATTCTACATCTACGTTACAAACTAAAGTTCTTCTTTTTTCTTTAGTTCCGTTAAATGGATATACACAGTGTCTCATGTCATATGGAAAGACATAAAAGTCTCCTATCTTCATGTTGGGTGAATAATCTGTTTTAGAAAATTGTCCGTTAGCTGCACCTATAATTTGTAATCTACCATTCATAGGTTTGTCTTCAGCTGAATACTCTATACCTGTTTCTGTAGGTAGTTTCATAATCATCACAGAAGATAAACCTGTAAATAATTTACCTTGGTGTATATGCACAGGATTATATTCATTAGCTTTCATTTCATTGACCCAAATAGAATTTATAGATCTTTGATTTTGACCAACTTTGTTCCATTTAAGATAATGATCAAATACAGAATCAAACCATCTAAGAATATCCATAGGTAAAAAAGAATGTTGATGCATCTTGTCGTTGTTAGGACCAGAATAAAATAAAGATACTTCGTCTTCTATTTTTCCTACAAGTTGTTTATTAGCTGATGGTAATTGTTTCTTTTGTTT